TATCTTCTAACCTCGCAACCTTTACAGTATCCGATTTGTCACGGTAATCGTAGTGGGCGCACCCACGCTCGTAACATGCCTTATCCATTAGTGTCATGTGTTTCTCCGTTTAAGCTCTTTCTCATGTGCCGCCATAATGTCTGCAACGTATGGTTTATTCGCCAAGCTGATTTCGTGTCGCTCTTCTTTAGTCAGCCCTACCCATGTGCGCGGTGGCTCTGACTGTGGATACAAGGGCCACACTTGACCAAGCGGTGTAAACGAAGAAGAGTCTTTGTCTGCGCTAACCATGCCGTTAGTTGGGTCGTACCATGCTATTGGTTTCATCGCGGTGCATCCTCATGGTTGTCGGGGTTGAACTTAGGCACTTTGTTGCCCTTGTCCTTGGGGTTTGGAAATGGGGGGAAAGGCCAAGTCATGATTTCTCCTTATATTCTTTCAAATTACTTTTGTTGGGCCAAGGCAGTGAACCACTTCTTCTTTTAGCGTACTCACTCATTGACTCACACAGGTATAAATTTGACAGCCTGTTATCCAAGCCATTATTATTTATATGAATAACAGTCTCGCCCCTTATTAAAAATCGGCCAAGATACTTGGCAATAAACAAACGATGCTCAGAAAGGTATTTACCAGCGTAGCCTTTTCGTTTGCCAATAAGTACGTACTTATGATTATCGGCTTTTCTTATATGTTCCCCGCCTTGAAAGCCGTGTGAGTTAGCGCCTGAAAAAAACTCTGCCATACATTTCATAGAACATGTTTTTTGGTGCTCGTTTCTTTTAGCACTAATAGGGTAAAAAAGTGTCCCGCAAACAACGCAAGGTTTTTCTTCGAACGAACGCAAATCTTCTATGTAACATTTCTTAGAACAGTAAAGTCTCCATCCATCGCCTCGCGTAGCTGTAGCTGATCTAACTGCAGTAAACATACCGCCGCAGTTCTCACACTCTTTATCAATAGGCTGAACGCAGTTTTCTAAAAAACATTTACGACTGCAAAAGCGTCGATCTGCGCCGTGGTCAGGCCGCGCCATAAACTTGTCGTCGCAATTAACGCATGTGTACTCAATTCTTGGGAGTAAATCTATTTTATTGCGACACGTAATTGTGCAGAACCTAGCCTTATCTGCTCGATGATTAGGGCACATAAATTCTTTTTTACAGTATTCACATTGCTTAGCAACAGGTGGCCCATACTTTTTCATTTGTCACTCCTGCTTAGGTGGTAATCTGAATTCCCAAAATCCATAGGCGTCGCCTCTGCTCCAACGTTCCCACGAAAAGTGGATGTCCCTTGTCCTTTTGTTGATGTACTTCCACAGTATGCGCATACCATTTTCAGCATGCTCCATAATCTGTCCCGTACCCTGCTTCGCAATTAAGTGGTAACTCCATACCCCAATCCGGGCGGGTGCGCATACACATCTCAACGTACTCTAAAGCAGTATGAACCTGTTCAGTCGGCACGATACAAGCAATGGCGTCATGCACAGTCATCACGACTCGGTACTTCTTTGCAACCAATAGCATCTGCTCACCAATTACAATTCGAGCCAAGGCTTGACATACGTTCTCAATTACCTTACCGCCGTAAATACGTGTTGGTATAAGTACCTTGCCCTTCTTAGTGTCATACATCAACTCTGACTTACCTTCTTCGTTCTCAAGTATGCGTAGGTTGGGATAACGCAAGTACAAACCATTAGGAAGTAAAACACCGCTGTTGCCATCTATTTTTAAAACACCATCTCGGCCTAATGTGGTCTGCTGATTCTGCAATATAGCTTTGAGGGCTGACGCCGCAGACTTCCATAACTCAGTAATCTTCGGATACGTTGCGCGGTACGTGTCGATAATCCGTGTTGCTTCATCCAAGTCAATCGCCACATTAAAGTTCTTGAGTTGCGCTTGGAACTTTTTCGCACCCATGCCGTAGCCACACCCAAGGATAGTAGTTTTGCCAACAAACCTCTCGTCTTTTGTGATCTCCGACGCATCTTTAATATAAATAGCAGATGCCATAATTTTGTACACGTCCTCGCCACGATCAAATGCGTCCACCAAGTCGTCTTGTTCCGCAAGCCATGCGAGCGTACGTGCTTCAATTTGTGATGAGTCGGAATCAATCATCATGTATCCGTCCGGGGCAATGATCGCCTCCTTAAGCATTGAGTTCCTTGGTAGGTTCTGCAAGTTTAACTTGTCATCCCCGCCCCACCGCCCTGTGTGCGCGGCATAGTAGCGTAGTGGTATAGGTAACGCACCACGATTGGCAATACCAAGAAACCTCTCAGTCCTTGTTTCTTCTATCGTAGACTTAATACCAAATCTCGCTGCCACTAAAGATTGAACTGCGGGGTTCTCATGCTCGAGTAAAGCCTTAAACTCTTCGTCTGTTTTAGAGAACGCATAGGTCTGCTTGCCTGTTGCGGGGCTGACTTTCATCGGGGGATCAACATTAAACGCGGCTAACGTAGCCGCAAACTTTGGGTTGCTCATCAAGTCTTCTCTTGCAAAGTTCTCGAGTAGCTCTTCCTTGCGGGTTCGCTCTGTGTCCAAATGAATTCTAAGTTTGTTCGCATCTAAGCGTAGTACTGGCTCGGTGAACATACGCACAGTCAAATCAATGAGACGTAGCTCAACTGCGGGAAAGCCTTTGCTCATCTGCCCAAACAAATTCCACGTAAGGGCTACGTCATTCTCACAGTACTTGCCGTAGCTTGCTAACTGCTCGGGGCTGAAGTCGGCACGATGCAAGCCTAATGCGTCACCAACCTCTGTACCTTTCTCACCAATGTTGTAGTAACTTGCCAGCACCTTCAAGCTTCCGCCTACTTGCGTACCATGCAAGGCTCTACCCATAGATAAAGTATCAAGCCAACCTTTGGGGCTGAGTCCGTAGACCCACTTCAAAATTGCACCATCGAACGGGGCGTTGTGGGCTAGCGCCAAGGAATTACCCCAATCGTATCGGGTGAGGAACTGGTGCATCGATTCACCATCGCCGCTGAACCACTCGGGCTCACCATCGTCTACCTGTACAGCTACGCCAATAGCCTCGAACTCAGGGCTACGAACGTATTCCTCTGTGGTAACTTTTGTTAGGGAGAACTCACGAGAATAATATGTCTCGAAGTCGATCGTTAATATGTTCACTTGCCGCCCCTTAACACATGCTTCAGTAAAAATTCCAACTCTTCAATGTTGTCTTCGTTGACCACAATAGCCAACCCACCCGATGCAATAATTTGTTTGATGTTTTTGTCTTGTAGTGCTGTAGTCTTACCCTTACCCGCCTTGGCTTCGATAGCCAAGAACCTACCGCGCACGCAACACAAGAAGTCAGGCACACCGCTATTGCCGTAGCCAGTACCGATAGGCATAGCGTAGTAAATGTCGTAGACTTTAAGGATTACCTTGATCTTTGCCTTGACCTTGGCTTCAGGAGTCGTTGCCATAGATCATGCTCCTCCAAACTGAGACTGAGGGCATGTGGTTGTGTGACTTGGTCGGTGTCGTGTAACCATTGTGGGCAATCCATCCCAATATCTTGAGCGTGCGTACGCCGGACACCCATACGTTAGGGTGCAACTCTTTGGGTCGGAATAAAAGTTTCTTGCCGCAGTACTCTCGGAATTCGTCACCGAGAACAATAGGCTTAGACACTAGCAACTCTTCTGCTAGCTCTAAGTAACGTTCGACAAACTCGGGGTTTGTTCTGCTTGCCTTTGACCAACACTTGTCAGCAAGTACAAGTGCGTTGTCCATTCGTTCGCTCATCTGATACTCCAATAAATTTTTTAAGTCTTTATAATAGCATAAGTTTTTACTTTGTCAATAGTACAGACGAAAAAAAGCCACCCGAAGGTGGCTAGTGGTTTCCCTAACTCCTAACATTTGTTAGGGTTGGCTGTTGATCTCACGCTCTAAATACCACTGAGCTTTGCGTAAGTCTTCCAACTTGTTGCCTTTGTGATCGGCACGAGTCAGATACTTTACTACGTTGCCGAGGTTGTACCCCAACTTCTTAGCTTCAATAAAATCAATCGTCTCGATTCCACCTACTTTGTAATGAGCAGGGTGATTAACTGCGTCGGGCTTAGGCTCAAACATTTCAATTTGGGGGTTCTGTCCTTTAACCCATCGTAATTTACCATTGCCTACTTCAGTCAATATTAAGCCACCCACTTCACTGCCAACTTTTAGGTCGTGAATAGAAGTGTTAGATGAAAACAAACCCAACTGTTTCCAGTTTTCTCGCTGCGCTTTTGCTCTACCCTCTACGAACTTAAGTGCAGGGGTCAGGTCTACCAACTCTTTATTGGTCATGGCTTTTTTCTTACTCGCTAGCTTAGTTTTATTTTTCATGCTCCACATAACTGTGTATACATACTGACGATCTATACCCATCTTCTTTGCTATGGTATTGGCCTTGGTGAACGGATGCTCAGCCACAAAATTGCGGATTTTCTCAGCTTGGGTTACGGGTTTTTCTTTTGCTACTTCTTTTACTGCTTCGTTTGCTACTTTATTCGCTACTTCGATCATGGTTTTACTCCTGTTTGATTGTTAACGTACTCGGTAAGAACTTCTCTCATCTTGGCTTGCTTTGTATACGCAAAGTTTGTGTTGAAGTAATCCATCACATCCTTTGTTAGACGCAAGCTCGTACAGAATAGTGCGGGTTTCTTACCAAGCCCCCGCCCTTTCTTTTGTTGTTCCGGTTTTAGGTATTCAATTCCTGTTGTCATTTAGTAACCCTTCGTAATATTTCTTAGGCATTGGTGCTTTCTTATCCAATAACTCACGTAGCCATTGCGCACCACCTAGTTGTTGCAAGATAAGCCAATGCCTATCTGACATTCGTACCTGTCTTCCTATTAGTTTCTCAGGCGGTTTAGGTCTTG